TTTTAGATACGAGGTTGAAAATGGTTTTAGACGCGAAGACGCGCCGTCACCAAGAACTACGGCGTTTGTTTGAATCTGCTGTTCGCGACCGATGCGTCAATCGTTTCTTGGAGGACTTCCAAGAAGGATTGAAGGCTGATGGTCACGATATCCAGAATCGATGGAGTTTGCGGCAACTCGCCGAACAGTTCATCCCAGACGGACGCGAAGCGGTCAACATGCTGCGACCGTCTCAAGGTGGTGGTTTCCAGTTGCAAGAATCGTCGGAAGTCGTCGATACTTCGATGTTCTCGAATATCATCGGTCAAGTGATGTACACGGCGACCTTGAATGGATTCGCTCAACCTGGATTGATCGGCGATCAACTCGTCGAAGTCATTCAGACTCAATTCTCGGGCGAACGCATTCCTGGCGTTGGTCGTCTTGGCGACGATATCGACGTCGTGAACGAAGGCGGTGAATACCCTAACGCGGTCATGGGTGAAGAGTACGTCGACACCCCTGAAACTATCAAGCGTGGGTTGATCCTCAACGTTACTCGCGAAGCGATCTATTTCGACCGGACCGGTGTTCTCCTTTCGGAGTGCAACCGCGTTGGCGAACGTGTTGCTGTCAACCGTGAAAAGCGAATTCTCGACGTCGTTTGCGGTATCTCGACCGTTTACCGTCGGAATGGTCAAGCGGCGACCGCAACCTACGCGGCGGACAACAGTCTTTCGAACACTCTCGCGGACTGGACTTCGATTGATAGCGCGGCGCAAAAGTTCAACACGATGGTTGACCCGATTACCGGCGAACCTATTGCTATCGCGATCAATACGATCATCGTTCCGAAGGCTCTCGAAGTTCTCGCGACTCGAATCCTTTCGGCGACCATGACTCGCGGGGCTTCGAATACTGGTAACAACCAGACCTATGTTCAAGGCAACAGCGTGAACGGTTCGGTGAACTTGGTAAGCGGGCAGTATGTTCGAAACAGAACTGCGTCCGATACGACTTGGTTTGCCGGTGCTCCAAAGGAAGCTTTTGTGTATATGCAAAACTGGCCTTTGACGATCACGCAATCGGATGAATCCAGTGAAGTCGGTTTCACCCGCGACGTTGTCGCTCGATTCAAGGCTTCTGAACGCGGTGCTGCCGCTGTTCGCGAACGTCTCAAGATGGTTCGTTGCACCTAGTTGAAAATCTAGGCAACGCGAACTTTTGCGATAGAATGGGCTAGGGTGAAAACTCTAGCCTTTTTTTATGGGGAAAATCTGATGGTCAAAAGTGAAGTTCCAGCCGAAAGCGCACTCGCCGAAAAGCTTCGTTCTCTCGAAGAACTCGAAAGGCGACTGCTTGATAAAGAGAAAGCTCTGGCCGAAAAGGAAGAAGCGTTACGCTCGAATGAAGATTCCGGTGCGTTGCGTCCAGTTCGTCCGTCTGAGATTGTGTGCGTCGGCGAAGGATTTCTTTTTGAAGTCGGACCGGTGAAAGCCGATTCCGGTTTGCCCACAAAAGAGATTGCTTGCTGTGACGAAACTGAAGCGATTCGCTGGTACGTCGCGACAACTGCATCGCCTGAAAACCCAACGAAACAGGTTGACCCGGTCAAGCATCAATTGCGTGCGGTATGCAACGATCCATCCCGACAAGATCGAAGACGGCGCGATCTTCAACTAGCGGCTGTTAGGGCTAAGGCGGAACGCGGTAACGTCCTCACTCCCGAAGAAGAACAGATGCTTTTCCAAGCTGACCTGAAACGTTTGCAAGCGTGAAACGATATTCAGAGTGGCAACGTTGCCAGTCGCTCGATTCTGAAAGTGGCAACGTTGCCAGTCTTGGGCAGGTTGGTTGAGCATTTCACCAATATGATTTAAGCGATGGAGTCTGCCCTATGACCGTTCTCAGTGATCTTCAAGCTCGACGCGCTTATGTTGCCTCACAACTTGCGGCGATGGTCGTTACGAGCGTCGGTGGAAAACCAAACGCGAACACGGCTGATGGCGGAACGACCGTCGATCATGTTGGCTACCGTCGTTCGTTGCTTGAGGAGCTAAAGATGCTTGACGAAGCGATCATGCGGGAGGCTCAAGTGCAATCGGCACTTGATGACCAAGACGGAAGCTGGGAAGTCGAATCGAACGTTTATACTTGAGGGTTTTCGAATGAATGTAAGTGCCGTTACGATTCCAGTCGGGCAAACTACAAGCAGCCAATTTGACGTTCCGGAGATGGAAACGCTTTGCGCGATTTCAATTCGATCAGCCGGTTTTACTGGTACGGCGATCACTTTTGAAATTTCCTTTGATGGCGGGACAACTTGGTTTCCCGTCCAGTCGGAAGGCGGCGGATCTGTTTATACTGTCACCGTTGGGGCAACTGCTCGATACGTCCCTCTCAATCCGAATGTGTTCTTGGCAAGTCATACCGGTTATCGTTGCGATATCCGCGTTGTTTCGAACGCCTCCGAACTGACGAATGACAAGGTTATCTTTCTGCATACTCGCGTGATCAAGTAGGAAAACAGGGGCGTCCGGAATGGGCATTTCCGCAATACTCGCTTCACAAATTCTCGATGCATCGGCAACTGGTCGTTCTGTATTGACTGCTGCCAATGCTGCTTCTATTCGAACAGTCCTCGGCCTTGAACTTGATGTAGCGAAGACCTGGAACAATGCTTTGACCGTCTTCGATGGCATTGCGATTGATGTCACAGATACGGCGAGCGATCCAAATTCAAACTTGCTTAACCTAAAGATTGCAGGCGCGACGCGGCTTAGAATCGATAAGAACGCTCGCATCCACGGGATAGCGGGTGCGGTAACATATCTTGCTCAGGTCGATACAGCGACTTGGGCGTTATCCAGTGCCGGCGTTGGTCATACTCCGAGGGCAAGCCTCAAGCCCGGTAGCTTTCAACTTCCGTCCGATGGATGGCTAAGTTGGGCGGGAGGTTCGAACGGCAACGGCACGCAGGATACGTTTATCCTTCGCGATGCTGCGAATACGGTTGCCATGCGCAACAGCACGAACGCTCAGACGTATCGCGTATATGGAACGTACACGGATGCAAGCAACTACGAACGAGGGTTCTTGCTAGCCGACTCGAACGGTTTAACGCTTGGGCATGAATCACTCGGTACTGGGACGAAGCGTTCGGTAAGAGTGCTAGGTCAATCTCTCGCAGGATCAGAAGCGGTTTCGGCATTCAACATAGTCCAGACCTGGAACACGACTGGGACTCCCGCTGCGTTTCGTATGGACATAACGGACACGGCAAGCAATGCGAACAGCATGTTCGCAGATTGGTATATTGGTGCGACTCGTCAGTTCGCCGTGACCAAAAGCGGTATAACGATGCTCGGTGGTCTTACGCTCAGCAACTCGATTGGAGGTTTCGGAAGCGCGACGACAAATTGGTGGTCAACGAATGGTTTGAATCTTGCGACAAACTCCTACATAAGCATCAACGACGATGTTTACGTTAGGCGAGATGCTGCCGATACATGGGCGCAACGTAGGGGTGTAAATGCGCAAACGCATCGAATCTACAATACATTCACCGATGCCAGCAACTATGAACGCGCTCGACTAGGATGGGAGTCGAATCAATTTGTGATCGGTTCCGAGGTGCTAGGTACTGGGACTGCTCGAACAGTCGCCATAGTTGGCGGAACGGCAGGAACTCAAGGAGTTGTCAAAGCGCAAACAGGTGGGGCGTTCATCGGCGCGCAACTCAGCCTGAGCAATAGCAGCAACGCGACTGCATCGACTTCGCAAGTCGTTCTGTACACTCCAGCCGCCGGTCAACTTAGGATTACCAATGCGACCGCTGATGGATTCGACCGCTTGATTCTCGGTCCGGCGACTTCATCGTTTCCAATGATGAAACGAAATGCGACAGCGATCAACTTCCGCTTGGGCGACGACTCTGCGGATGCTCCGATTACTGCATCGACCGTAAGCGTGACTGACGATGCTTACGGCGCGGGATGGAACGGTTCAACTCAAGTACCGACCAAGAATGCCGTTTATGACAAGATCGAATCTCTTGTAATCGGTGGTGGTGGTGGCTATGCGACCATCGAAGATGAAGGGACTGCGCTGACTCAGCGAACGGTACTCAACTTCGTTGGTGCGGGTGTCACGGTGACAGACGGTGGTACGGAAACGGTGGTAACGATTCCGGGTGGTGGTAGTGGTGGACTGTCTCGATATACAGCAATCGCGTTAGGATGGTAGCAAATGAAAATCCTGAACAGTTCCGACTATGCTTTCTCAGCATCTGGCAAGACGGTTACGCTTGCGGCGTTCGCAACCGTTGGTCTTGGTCGTATCCTTCTAATCAACAACGCGACTCGCGGCGTGGTGATCTTTGATCCCTCGCAAACGACGACCAAGGGTACGCTTGCAGGCTCAACGCTTACGCTTGACTTCGACACAACAAGTCACGCCGATACCGATAAACTGTCGATCTTCTACGAAGATGCGAATGATTTAGCTGTAGCAGACACCGAAGGTCGCAGCACGCTGTCGAAAATCTTGCAGATGCTTATGTCGCCATTGGGTTACGACAAGTCGCTACAGCGACAACGTGTAACGGGTATCATCGAAAGCGGAACGGTTACAACTGTTGGTACGGTGACAACTGTAACTACGGTGACAACGGTAACGACGTGCGCAACGGTAACGAACCTATCAACGATTGACACGCTTCAGGGCAGGATTCAAGTCTACGGCGCGAACCTATCGGCGTGGTCCGACTGCGTCCGAAGTCGCATTACCTAAAGGGAAATCATGGCGAATACGTTTAAGAAAGTTATTGACCGGCAGATGTGGGTTCAAGTTCCACCTGCTCCTAGCGTTCAACCTGCGGCAATGTCAACAGCGTGCGACATGCGGAACGACTCAACTCGCAATCCGTTTGTGTATCAGTTGATCAGCAACGCTATTCTGTATCGATTCAACATTATTACCAAAGCATGGCAGTCGGCAGTCGCTACGCCTTTGACAGCGGGTACGTTCGGTGCTGGTTCAACGTCTGCTTTTGCTCCCTCGCTCGGCGTTGTCGGAACAATTGCATCAGGAGCAACAACTACAAGAGTGACATTGACAACGGCATTGCCGACAGCGGTTGGTCTTAACATGCTTGCCAATCGTGGTGGTTCGGGTGAACTTGGGTTCAGATTGCGAATCATCGACTCAACAGCGGGAAAGACCGAAGAACGCTGGATTGTTGGGAACAGTGCAGGGACAACGCCAGCTATTGACGTTGATGTTGCGTTTTCGTTTACCCCCGCAACTGGCGCACGATACGAGTTGCTTTGTGGTGAATTGTTCATGCTTGGTTCAGGCACACTTGCGACAGGTGCGTTCAGAACTTTTGAGCCAGCAACGAATACACTAGCAAACAAATCGATCACCAACTTGCCAGCAACGCTATCGACCGATTCGGCAATGCTTGTTCTTGATGAGCAATACGTTCCATACGACAACAAGCCTGGAGAGGGAATGATCAAGGGCGGGCATGACACGGATACCGCTGGAGGAACTCGATTCGCACTTCTAGCAACGGGTTCGGGTGCTTCAACGATCACAGGAAGGGCAACGGGTGGGGATGCTTCCGTAGTTGCTAACGAGTATAGAAACTTTCAAATCCGCATCGTCGAAGATACGACTACCCCAACAGCGGTCGGACAACGGAGAATCATTGCATCGCATACAGCGGGACCGTCAGCGATTTACACAACCGGAACGGCATGGACCGTAACGCCCTCGACCCACGCAAAGTTCGTCATCGAGCAACCAAATTTGCTTGTTTTGCGAACAACCGCGAATACAACGACCTATACCTACAACTATGGCGATGCGACCGTAAACAACGGAACCAATTCCATCGCGGCTGACGCATGGAGTACAACCTACTTCGGTACTGCTCCGGCTGCAAACGGTGCTGGTTGCTTGTGGTGTCCTTCATTCGGAATCCAACCGGATGTTGGTCGCAATGCGCGGCACTCGTTTAACTACTTTTTCCGTGGAGGTGCATCCGTCACCTTAGACTTGCTTGACATTGCCGGTTCAATCACCGGAACATGGACAGGAGCAATCACCTACGATGGCAACGTGGGTGGCATGGGAACTGGTTCTACTGGATGCTACTCGCCCTATGGACAAGAGGGAAGGTTTTCTTATATCAATCAGTATGTGGCCTCAACAGTCAACCAGATATTCCGTTTCGATGTGAAGAATCGGGTGTTGAGTCCATACACTCCGACCGACTTCCTGCAATCAGGAACAGCGGCACTCGGTTCGCGTATGGCCGCGTATGCGGCAATTGACGGGAGCAATAAATACGATGTGGTCTACCTTATGTCGCACCTTTCATCGGTGAGTCAGGAGCTTGTGGTGCTGGTATGACAATCAACGACCTAATTATTCTAGTCGCAAACAAGCTAGCCTCGCTCAACAATGCCTTGGCAACAGCTACGGCACTCGGGAACCTTGAGGACGTGTTGCGATTGCAAGA